GGCTTCCGCTGCTTTCGCAATAGTATCCCATGTTGCCAAAAGTGTGTTTGATTCTTTTTCTCTCTTAAACACTTTCTTACCAGTGGATGAAATAAGTTTGGGTTTGATGTCGGTTTGTTTCAAAGTTAATCCATAATACCCCTCATTGTTTCCTTCATCGGTCCATACAGTCGCTTTCAGTGCATAATGTGATAAATTCAAATATTCTTTAATTTCTTTCATATCATTGTCTGTCAATTCTTTACCAACTGAAACTTTCCATTTTTGATATTCTCTCAACAATACAGAATTTAATACCTTCCCACAATCCGAAAATTTGCATACTTGAAATATAAATGTTTCAACTGTGGAATTTGATTGATTTTTTACATATTCTACAGCCTTTAATTTTATGCCCAAGTAGCCGTGGTTACGTTGGATACGCTTTGGTTTGAATCTAGTGTCTAAATAATTTTTCAATGCATGAAATACTTCTTTTGTAGGTTTCACTTGGCTCCACAATCGATAACGCCCTTCTATATTGACCGACAGTTCTTCTACATCTGGACGAACAATACAAACACTATTTGCGAATTCATTGAATTTTTTATTCAGTTCATCTTCGGGTAATAATACATTTTGATAAACTGAAACGTTGTTTTGATTTGTAGATGCAACTATTTTTTGTAGGTTTTCCAGAGTCTCTTTCAATTGATTTAATTCAACAGCTTGTTTTTCTATTACAAATTCATGCGTTTTTATTTGTTGGGTTAATTCTCTATTTTCATTTTCTAATTCCTCATTTTCTTTCATTATTCTATTGAAATTGTCTATGCTATACGTTTTTGAATGAATAATATCCTTGATGTGTTTAGATAATTTTTCAATTGTAAAATTGTTGGCATCATAGGCAATTATTTCGGTTTTATTTTTTCCATTAATTTCTATACTGCGTATTTGTCGTTTTATTTTTGGATAATTTTTTATTAGATTTTCTATCTCTACTTTATTTTGAACTCTAAAAGCATTAACTAAAACAAAATTGTTGTATTTTTTACGATGGTCTGCTAGTCTGGTTGATAAATCATTTGTATGACCGAATTTAATTAACTTCTCTCCTGCTTCAGTTGTATTATCAATAGTTCCAAAATAAATACATTCGGTATTTACTGGAAATTGCACGACAATTGCTTGTTCTACTGCTTTTTGTTTTTCTTTATATGAGGTTTGTTTTATTTCCAAAATAGTAGTATCTTTTTCCAAAATAATATTTTTGTTTTGTTCTAGTTGAAGTCTTAACTCGTCGGTTTCTTCTTCTACGATTTCATGTAATACTTCTTCTAATTTCATATAATATTCATGAATTTCAGATGCTTTTTTGGTCTGCGCTTTTAAACATAATGACTTGAAACATTTGATAGTCAGGAGTATAGTCTGTTTGTTTTGGCCACCATTTTGCTTTGCCAAAAGTGCTTTTGTTACAACAAAATCGCTTTTATAGTCTACATCAAGTTTAAAATGTTTTTCTAATAACATTTTAGCATTTATTTTTTGTTTAAAACCCAGCCATTCCCATACTTCATCCAAGTCAACACAAAAATCCGCATTTTTATCATAGTTCAAGTAACAATAAAAGCTACTTACGAATAATTGTTGTTCAAATCCCGTAAAATTATGTTGAATTTTATTCAATAATTTACTATTGTATGTATTTGAAAGCCTTGTGATTGGGTTTTTTTCAATAAGTTCTACGACATTTAACTCTTGCATCTTATTATACATTCATTATAAGATACTATTTAAGTAGTTATTCTGCTTTTTTATATAAAATCGGTATTTTTTAAAGCGCTAATTTCAAATTTCTTCTTCCAAAAGCGCTTAATTTATAACATGATCGCTTTTCTACCATTTATTAGCCTTTTTGATGGTAATCTTTTGCCCCGCACCTCGCTTTTTCGCAGAGCCTGGGTCATACTTTTCATCTTCATCGTCTGAATTCATGGTCTTTGACAATTCCCAAAACTCTTTTGACCCAAGTTTGAAGTCATTATGGTTATCCGCCTTGTACCAAAACACTTGGTCTTGCAATTTGTTTGATTTTGAGTTATTATTAATTACCAGGCACTCATAATTTTCGGTACATTGGTCCATCACCTGACAAAAGGACTCAAATGTGGGAAACATTCCAGCGTAATTTTCGTATATACGCTTTCTATTCGCTATATAATTCTCACGCAAAATAAAAACATAATCTATATTTGTCCTGAGCGTGGGTGGTATGCCGAGGGGATATTGCATTGTGATGATTAACATGACCTTCCAGTGTCTCCCGTTCATAAACAGAAGCCGCATCATCTTGTCTCGAGTCCATGTAGCGTCATACAAACAATCATCTAAAATTACAAATGCTCGTGCGTCAATAGTGCTTCGTTTATACGTTTCGATTTCCTTCTTAATTTGTTTTAATACGGTGCGTTGTCGTTTCAATATGTTTTCAATAATGGCTGTATTGTATTCATGATGAACAAATAATTTGGGCACCATTTTCGCGTAAAACCCGTTACCTTCTTCAGTCCCGGAAATAACCGTTCCAATAGGAATATCCTGTTGATAATAAAGCAAATCCCTAACCAAAAAACTCTTGCCTGTGTCACGTTTGCCAATTAACACTACGACAGGTCCTTTACTTTCATTTGCCTTAAAACTAATACTTTTCATATCAAATTTTTTTAATTCTAACGTCATATCTATTATTTTTATAAAGTTTTTTTTAATGTTTTACACGAATGCTAAATTTATTTGTTATTTATTTGTTATTTATTTAGTCAAAATTATAAGTTAAAAACGTGTATAATTTATATATTAATTAGCTAATGATGATGATTAACGTGAATTATCAAAAAAGGAAAAATGTGGAGCTTTTTAAATCTTTAGAGAAAGAAAATACGCTTAATCTTTCTAAAATACAAAATTATATACCCATTTATAATAGGTTTTTTGCATTAAATGAAACTAACTATAATAATGTAAATCTTAACCATAAATGGTGCATTTCTAACATCAAGAATGATAACAAACATGACGCCAATAACAACTTGTACAACTGTACCATTAAAAACGTTAATAATGATAAACTAAAAGAAAAAGAAGTTTTTTTTAAAATGGCCCCTTTACTAGACCCATATAAATATTTAATAGGAAAATATAACACACAAGACACAAATCTATTTAATTTACCTAGTTTTGATTCAAATAAACAGAATACGCATTCTAAATTTATTGATTACAACAATTCAGCCTATGTGGATGGGTTTTTTCTATTTTTAAACAGTCACTTGATGCATGAACACAATTTTTTTCATGGAGTTGATTACTATGGTTCGTTTTTGGCAATTAAAAATAACTTTAATATAAATGTATTTGACGATATTGATTATTTAAATAATTCTGATTTTTTCAATAAAAATAAGAATATATTGTTTAAAATTGGCGATTATGAACATTTATTTAATAATAATACCGTTAAATTGAAACCTATTGTTATACATAACTCGAGTGTAAAGACAAATACATCCATTTGTTCTTTTAATGATGATATGTTTGAAAATGTGTTTGATGACACAAATACGTTGCTTGAAGAAATGAATTTGTCTGAAGATTTAGTTGAGGTTACTAAACTGTCAGCAAATGATAATGATAATAATGTTACCCTCAAAAGCAGTTCTACTTGTTCATCTAGGTCATCTTATACATCTGACGGAAATGAAAAAGATGAAGATGAAAATGATGGAGAAGACAAAAATGATGGAGAAGACGAATGTGATATTCCTTCGCTAGTCGCGTATAATCAACCTAGTGAAGGCGATAAAGACGATGACGATGACGATGACGATGACGATGAAGACGGTGAAGATGAAGATGAAGATGAAGATGGTGAAGATGAAGATGAAGATGAAGAGGATGAAGACGAAGAGGAAGAAGAAAGAATTGACGTCATTATTAATTCTTTTCCAGTACAAGTAATTTGCATGGAGTACTGTGAAAACACCTTCGACGACCTTATTTTATCAAATGAACTAACCAATGATGAATGGTATTCTGCATTAATGCAGATAATTATGATTCTAATTACATATCAAAAAGCATTTAATTTTACGCACAACGACCTTCATACGAATAATGTAATGTATAATTACACAAATAAAAAGTTTATTTATTATTGTTATAAAAATAAACATTACAAAGTGCCCACGTTTGGAAGAATCTTTAAAATGATTGATTTTGGAAGAAGTATCTACAAAGCAAATGGGCAGATATTTTGCAGTGATAGTTTTCAAACTGGCGAAGACGCCGCATCTCAATACAATACTGAACCATATTTTAACGAAAAAAAACCGCGACTTGAACCTAATTTTAGTTTTGATTTGTGCAGATTGGCGTGTTCCATATTTGATTATCTTATTGATGATTTAGATGAAATTAAAGATTTACAAAAATGTGACCCCATTAAACGACTTATAGTTGAATGGTGTCTGGATGATAAAGGAATCAATTTACTTTATAAAAATAATGGTACAGATAGATATCCTGATTTTAAATTGTACAAAATGATTTCGAGATGCGTACACAACCATACACCTCAAGCACAATTAGAACGGCCTGAATTTAAAGCCTTTTCAGATTTTAAAGGAACCGTGCCTAGTGATGTCATTAATATTGACAATATACCAGTTTATGTGTAAATATACACTGCACAATGTGCATAGATGTCTAATATAAAATATGCGTTTTATATTAGAATCAAAAAAGAATTACTTATCTAATTCTCTCACAAAACATGTTCCAAATTGTTTATAATAATTCAAATAATCACTATACGGTTTATAATAAATGTATCTGTCAAACATGTTAATATGATAACTATGCGCGTCTGTAATGTTTAAATTAAATATTTCATCCCCTCCAAATATAAATGCTATTTTATTTTTATTATAATGCGATTTTACAATGTCATATAATGGAAACGTACAAAATTCGTCTGGACCAATTTTTCCATAAATAATTAAATCCCAAAAGTTGTTTTTTATTTTATTTATAATTTCACTTTCACTCATATTGTAATCAGCATCTTTTTCTATTCTTTTTGGAAAAGTATAACAATTGCTGCCATAATATTTATGTTCAGACAAATTGTCAAAATCGTCGTATAAATATGGCATTTTTTCATATTCAACCGCAACTCCATTTATTGATTTTATATATCTTTTTAATCCTATCCATAACATCTCTCTATTATAATTCACACCATGATGACATGTTATTAACAGTATATTTTTCACCTTGTCGCCATTTTTCATATTTTTTAAAAAATATTTTGCACACGCGGATGTAGTACAATGTTTCCGTGTGTGTTCCAACAATTGTAAACACATTACATTATATTTTTCTATACATTCATCATTTTCACACCAATTATTATATAATTCGTATGCAGCATCATTGTATTCTTTTGGATATGTCGTCAGGGTATATTTAGGGCAATCTTTTAAATCTTCAAATAATGGAATACATCCATTCATCAATATCTCATAATGACGTAAGCAATCCCAACCACCTTTCATTTTTGTTATAGCAAATCTAGAGTCGCGATACATAATATTATATTCATTTTCTTTATACTTGTCAAATGTATACGTTGTCATGTCACCTGGTATTAATGAAGCCAGTAAACACGTTTTTTTAGGAATTTCTTCAACTACACATTCATCTGGAATAGCAAAGGAAAAAGGTAATACGCTAACATCAGTTACATCCAAATTGTGAACTTCGTCATGATTTAAAGGCGTTACGTAATTTAATTCATCCATTTCACATATTTTATTTAAAGATTGGTTACCATTCATGTATATTTTTGGTGTATACGGAATAATGCGTACATTTTTAGTCGACAAAAAACTAATTATCCAGCATAAACTGCTGTTAGAATGTATTAGTGTAGGGCAATCACGCATCAACGCAATATCATGTATTAATGATGCTTGAACAACAATTGGATTCCACTTACTAAAATATTGAATATATTTGAATTCCCAATCATGTTTTAATGTATCGCACACAATATAAAGTGGTGGCTCTTTAGTTATTTTAAGTTTTTCTAATGCGTCAATGTAATATTGTGGCGGAATTATATCACTCGTTTTACACGGATACTGAATAAAATCATCGAGTCGTAACGAAACTACAACAGTATTTGATTTTAAATCAATAGTGTGGTTTGAGTTAATCAAATATTCTTTTACATAATAATCTTTATTGCCGCATCGCCAATAATCATCATTTGAATCATTGAATATTGACTTAATTAATTGTTCACGATAATCAATAAATAAATCGCTTTTTTGAAAGAATCCTTGACACACAATATTTTTATTAGAAATGTTGTTAGGATTTTTTAACATGTCATAAATATTGGATTCATTTACAATTATAAAATTATCATCAGGAATCATATTTTTAGAAACATATTTGTGGCCAAATTTAACTGTAAATAATTTACATGTTAAATACCTAAATAACTGATTGCCAAATCTTCCACCATTATCATCAAACGTAACGTAACATTGTTTTTTGTATTTAGAATAATCCTTGTGATGAAAATAATATCCATCATTTTTGGCTTGTTCTTC